CCGAATCCTTTATGGCGACACTCGATTTGGCGCCACACTGGAACTTCAATATCAAAACGTCACCGACAAAAACGCACAAACATTTGTCGGACACTACGAAAACGTAAAAGGCACTTACGGCACTTTTACGTTGCCGTTGCGTGTAATTGAGGGTTGGGATGGATCAGTCCGACTCTTGGACAGGGCTTACAAAAACCAAAGAAACACAACAGCTACTTACACGGACCAGCAAGGTCAGGTGCAAACAGCAGAACCTTACGAGACACGCTTCCAGTTCGACGGCCTTACTGGAGCAAGCAGTGGATTACTTCTGGAAGAAGCCGCTGGAAACAGCGCGTTGTATAGCGAAACGTTTGCCTCTCCTTGGCTCACGGTTCGAGGCGACCTGCTCGGCAACAGCGGTGTATTGGCACCTGATGGTGCCACTGAAGTGAAAATTTTTGAACCTACCTCAACCGTAGGTTACATCTACCAAGCGTTTACTTTTACTCAGTTCTACAACTACACATTCTCCGTGTATGTAAAACTGTTTCCGTCAAGTTCTGGTCTGATAACCATCAGGTCGTTCACTCAACTAGGTAACGCCAATTTCAACTTGAGAGCTGCGCACCAGCTTGTAAGTGTTGACGGCACATGCACAAATGCGGCAATCGAACCCTTGGCAGACGGCTGGTATCGCCTGCAAGCAACTTTCTTGGCTAACGCCAACGGTTCCAACAATGTAGGATTCCCTCTCCTCAATTCCTCCGATGGTTCCATTTATATCTGGGGTGCCCAGCTAGAAAACGCATCTGCGGCAACTTCTTACATCCCTACGACAAATGCACTCGCAAACCGCGCTCCAGATAGGCTGCTGTCGATCGGATCTTGGCGCTACGCAGAACCACCGGACATTACCAACGTTCGCCCCGGCGTCAGTAATGCGCGTGTGCGGCTAATCAGTGTTGTATAGAATAGCCCCAAGGAGGTCGCCATGGCTAAGTTTTACACCGGTCGTGATGGCAGTTTGCTGCTAGACGGCGTGACCCAGGCCAAGGTGACCTCATGGTCATTTTCGTCTGACCTGGAAACACTAGAGACCACAACTCTGGGCGAGTCCCAGCGCTCGTACACCCCCGGCGTCCAAGGCGCCAGCGGCAGCGCCACCTTGCTGTACTACAGAGCAGACGATGGTCGCAATGATGCTGGCGCACTACTCAAAAAACTAATCAACACAAATACCGCTGGCATTACCAACGCCGACACAGTTGTCTTTACGTTGCGCTACGCACACGGCGATATTAACAACGACATCAAATTTACTGCCTATGTAACGGCAGCAAGTTTTGGCTCAAATGTAGGCGAAGTCGCATCAGCGCAAATTAATTTTCAAGTAACAGGCGCACTAACCGAGGCGAGCTTGTAATGGCTGTCTACCTAGGTAATTCCGGCAGCATCGAGCTTACCCGCAAGTCTTTGCTGGAAGAAAAACTATCACTGGTAAACCCAGACGACGTGAACGTCGCCAGAAAACGCTTTAGTTTTGACTTTGAAGAAGGTGCGTTTCTAACCGGAGATTTTATCCAGATTACATCTACAGATGACACACCTTTAGATTTCATTGGAGTCGATGGTTGGGCGGATGGCAATGTCCATTCCAGCGGCAACTGGTACATTTTTGTTGACGAAATCGGCGGAATACGCCTTTACACCGATTTCAGTACCAGCCTTGAAGGCAGCAAAGCCAGCGCAGTAACTCTCACAGATATTACAAGAAACATTCCCATCGCAGTCAGCGTAAAAGACAGTACCGGCCGACTGCTTGGTGCAGTTGTCGAGTACGAACTCAACACAAACAGAGAAGCGATTGATGTCACAACTCTTTCAGACACATACCGCGAACAGTACAGCTCTTTGATTACCGGTAGCGGCCAGCTAACAGCCCAATGGGACTACAAAAACGTCCAAAACCAAGAAACAATCAACTACCTAATGCAGCTCGTGCTGCGCACTGAAATTGGCGGCATCTTTGGCGCAAAATTTTACATCAAGAGTGAAGGCTCTGCCCCCTATTCGGGCACGTTTAATAAAGCCCAAGTAAACGATTCTTTGTGGTGGGAGTTTAATGCACTAATCACAAACAGCGCTACCAGCTTTAGTCCCGATCAAGTTGTGCTTTCAACTGTGAGTTTTATTACGACCGGACCTATTAGACTACGTGCCAGAACAATCGTATCCAACAAGCTTCTCCAGGAAGACGGTGGCTCGATCGTGCTGGAGCAGGGAGGCCTGCTGGCTATTGTGGATGAGGAATAGAGCTAGACTGCTGGCATCTATTAGCTGAGTCACACGAGGTAAGCCGTGGCAGATCTTCGGATTAGTGAGCTAAATAGTCTGGCTTCTGCCGATCTGGCGGCAAATGACTGGCTCCCAGTAGCTGACCGCTCTGCCAGCGAAACCAAGAAAATTACCGTAGCTGATTTTCTTAACAAAGCAGTTACTGAAATTTCAGATGATGTAATCCCAAGCGCAAAAATCCTTTTTGATTCGCAGTCAATTCCTGGTGGCGCCTTTGTGAATGGCGCGGTCGGTAGCGACCAAATCTCCTCCAATGCTGTTGACAGCACCAAGCTGGCGGACAATTCCAGTGCACAGGTCGTAACTGCACTGCCTGCGTCAGGTGTTTTTGCTGGTCAGCTTGCCGTTGAGACTTCCACAAATAAGGCTTACGTCTGGGACGGCAGCGCTTGGGTCAGCTTCAAGGCAGCGGGCTCTATCAACCAGCTGGTTGCCACAACTGCTGGTCCCATCCGAATTTCCGTTGCCACTGTTGGTGACGTAGCCACACTTTCAGTTAACCCGCAAATTACCCCAGCTGGTGGAATTTTTCTTGCTGGACCAGCAGGCAGCGGCGGTGAAGTTAGCGGCCGTGCAATTGTTGGCTCTGACCTGCCTACCGCAAGCAACGTTGCAAAGGGCGCCGTAATTGTCAACGGCGAAGGCCTCCGCATGGACGGCGACACGCTGGAAATCGACAACGACGTAAGCGCCACCAACACCTTCTCTGTAGTTACACACAACAGCAAAGGCGTCATTACCGGCAGCAAAGTTATTGATTCAACGGATCTACCCAATGCAACCGCCAGCGCAACTGGTGCAGTCCAGCCTGGTACCGGACTAAGCGTCACCAATGCAGGCGTACTGAATCACACAAACGCAGTCACAGCTGGCACCGCAACCAAAATTACGTTTGACGCGCAAGGCCACGTAACCAACGGCGGCACACTTACAGAAGACGACATCCCGGATATCCCAGCAAGCAAGCTGACATCTGGAACGCTCCAATCTGGTGTTTACGGTACAAATTCAATTCCCGGCTCGGGCATTGCAGACGAAGCAACAACTCAGTTTGGCGGTCCCGGCACAACCGCGCAAATCACAACTTTTCCAAATGCAGACTTTAAAGGGCAGTTTTTCTACGATGTGTCAAGAAATGACCTGTATATCTGGGACGGCTCTGCATGGTTGCCTGTCACTGTAACTAGCGGCGAACTTGTTTACGCAGGTACCTATGACGCATCTACGAATCAGATCGGTTCCCTTAGCGCAGCTGGTTCTGGATTAGGTCTAGCAGTAGGTGATGCGCTACCATCGCCCGCAGAACAAAATAAACAATACTATTTTGTTGTTGAAAACACAGGTAATGGTACCTCGCCCGCTCCCGGTGTGCTGCTTGAAGCGCCTGACCAACTTATTTCAAACGGCACCGGAACTACTTGGGAATTGATTGACGTATCCGGGACAATTACAGGTGATACAGCAGAAAACACATCATTTGTACCTTTTACGGGAGTAAGTTCTACTGACGTACAGGCTGCCATTGAAGAGGTTTACAACGAAAGCATCCGCGCAACCGGCGGCACAGTAACTGGAAACATTCTGCTCAATGCAAATCTCGAGATCGGTACAGGCGGAAGTCTTACTTTTGAAGGAAGCACAGCCGACATCTACGAAACCACTCTTACTGCGGTTGATCCAACAGCTGATCGCACGATTACGCTACCAAACGTAAGCGGCACGGTAATTACAACCGGCGACACTGGAACGGTAAGTAACACGATGCTTACCGGCAGCATCGCCTACAGCAAGCTCAGTCTCACTGGTGCAATTGTCAACGCAGACATCAACGCCAGTGCTGCCATTGCTTACAGCAAATTAAACCTTTCTAACACCATTGTTAATGGCGACATTAACGCCTCCGCGGCTATTGCTTATAGCAAACTCAATCTCACCGGCAACGTTACAAACGCTGACATTAACGCCTCTGCGGCTATTGACTACACCAAGCTCAACCTTACTGGAAATATCACTAACGCGGACATCAACGCATCCGCAGCCATTGCAGACACCAAACTTGCTCAAATCGCAACCGCAGGAAAAGTAAGCGGAGGCGCAATCACCAGTGGCACCATTGCGGGCACAACTGCAATCAACACAAGCGGCGCCATCACAACAACGGGGACCATTTCCGATGGAGCTGGCCCTATCCGCCGTATTCCCCAAAATGCTCAAACATCTAATTACGACTTGACTGCAGCTGATGTCGGTAAACACATCAGCATTACAGCCGGCGGCGTTAATGTTCTCGCTTCTGTATTTAGCATCGGCGATAACGTAACTATCTTCAATAACTCCACAAGTAACCAGTCAATTGTCCAAGGTCCGGGCGTAACCCTTCGAGCAGGCGGACAAACCACCACCGGCACCCGAACGCTGGCAAATTACGGCGTAGCTACAATTTTGTGTGTTGCGGCTGATGTTTTTGTCGTGACTGGTACGGGTCTGACCTGATGTCTAACCAGGAAATGCTGCTGGGGGGCGGCTTCAGTGATGTCCCCCCATTCTCTGCAACCGGCGGCACAATCACAACCGTCGGCGCCGACACGGTACACACGTTT